CGCGGCGTGGAGCTGCAGGGAGGGCGTCGTAAAGTTGTGGCCTCCCCATACCGCTACACTTGACCTACGGCGCTTCGCGGTTAAAATCTTAGTAATACCATATACGGAGCCACCATGGCCACAGGACTCGCACTAATCCCCGTCACCAGCGCTAAAGACCTTGAGGCGCAGGCTAAGGCGCGCAATGCGGAGCTGCAGAACTCGCCGGTTATCCAAGGGTTGAGTTCGCACGTAAGCTCACGATGGGAAGTCGCCAAGTACGGTAAGCGAGACTTGGAAGAGCGCATGCTGCAGTGTCTGCGTCAGCGCAATGGTGAGTATGACCCTGACGTGCTATCCGCCATCAAAGCGCAGGGCGGCTCAGAGATTTATATCCAGCTCACCTCAGTCAAGGCCCGTGCGGCTACAAGCTGGCTGCGCGACACACTCACCGGCTCCGGAAAAGACAAAGCGTGGAGCCTAGACGCTACGCCAGAGCCAACGCTGCCGGACTTCGTAGTTCAGGATTTGCAGGGCCAGATGGCGCAGGAGTTAGAAGCGCTGATGACGCAGGGCCAGCAGGTTCCGACGGAGTCACAGTTGCGCGAGATAGCCAGCCGCATGAAAGACGCTACGATGCGCCGCATGCAGGAAGAGGCGGAGCTTCGCGTTGATCGCATGGAACGTAAAATGGAAGACCAGCTCATTGAAGGCGGCTGGTTCAAAGCGCTGAACGAGTTTATCGAAGACATCGCAACGTTCCCGTTCGCTGTTATGAAAGGCCCGGTCAAGCGCAAGCGCAAGACCATGAAGTGGGTCGGCGGCAAGCTGCAGTCAGCTGAGATTATTCGCAACGAGTGGGAGCGGGTTGACCCGTTTATGCTGTACTGGGCACCTTGGGCCAGCAACATCCAAGACGGCTTTGTGATGGAGCGGCACAAAATGACCGCTGAGTCTTTGCAGAGTCTGCTCGGCGTCCCGGGCTACAACGACGACGCCATTCGGTCAATTCTTGCGGAGTTCCGCACAGGCGGTTTGAACGAGTGGTTGTGGACTGATACGGCCAAGGCTGAGGCTGAGGGCAAGAACACTACAGAAGCTACGTTTACGACTGACCTGATAGATGCGTTGCAGCTATGGGACTCAGTTGAAGGCAAGCTCCTGATTGAGTGGGGCATGACCGAGAAGGACATACCAGACCCGCTGCTGTCGTACCCCTGCGAGGTGTGGCTGATAGGCAATACCGTCATTCGCGCTGCTCTGAACTACGAGCCACTGGGCCGCAAGCCGTACTACGTAACGGCCTACGAGACCATACCCGGCCAGATTGAGGGTAAGGGCGTGCCAGATTTGTGCCGCGACTCACAGGGCATGGTGAACTCCGCTGCTCGCTCACTCGCCAACAACATGGGTATTAGCTCAGGCCCGCAAGTCGGCGTTAACGTGTCTCGCCTCCCAGTAGGTGAGGACATTACACAGATGCACCCATGGAAAATCTGGCAGTTTACGCAGTCAGAGATTGCTGACAGCTCAGCCCCAGTGCAGTTTTTCCAGCCCACCAGCAACGCCAACGAGTTGATGGCTGTGTTTGACAAGTTCTCGTCACGCGCTGACGAAGACACGATGCTGCCTCGCTATATGTCCGGCGAAAACACACCCGGTGCTGCGCGTACCTCCTCCGGCCTGTCCATGCTGATTAGCAACGCGGGCAAGGGCATTAAGCAGGTTATTAACAACATCGACCACAACATCATCACGCCAGCCATTGAGCGCTTGTACGAAGACAACATGCGCTACTCAGAGGACGATGACCTTAAGGGCGACATTAACGTTGTAGCTCGCGGCGCGTCAGCGCTAGTAGTTAAGGAAGCCGAAGCAGTTCGCCGCAACGAATTCATGATGCTGGTACTTAACAGCCCAGTTGCCCAGCAGATTGTTGGCATGGACGGAACTGCTGAATTGTTGCGAGACGCGGCGCGTAACTTAAATGGCAACGTAGACCGAATTGTCCCTGACCGCCAGCAGATAAGCACGATACAGCAACAACAGCAAGTAATTGCGCAGTTACAACAGCAACTACAGCAGGTGGCAGGTCAGATGCAGCAGGGGGCGCAGCCCGGAATGCAACAAGGGCCAGCTCCACGCAATATGTTGCCAGATGGTTCGCAAGTAGGTGGGCGGGAAAGCAATATAATGTCACCACGTCCTAACGGTCGTTGACATTATATTTTTTCACTGGTATAAACCAAGTATGAAGATTTTTGTAGGGAATAAGCCCACCAGACAGCAAATGCAAGCGCTTCAACGCTGCAAGCTGCCGGAATCTGAAGCACTGCTGGATATGTTTCGAGTTCGACTCGAAGAAACTAAGACAGCTCTAATTTACGCTGAAGAACCAGCGCGTATTAGCAGATTACAAGGGCGGGCGGAAACCCTTTTTGATTTTCTCGAAGCGGTTGAAAAATCGTCAGAGATTTATGAGCGGCTTAAGTAACCGCATTTTTGAAACCGTAAGCAAACCATTACGTACAGGCAGACCGAAGCAGGAGCCCTAGGCGGAGTTGGAGCTAAAAGGAACGTTCATGGCATTGCCAAAACAAGTCGAAGCACAGATGAAAGAGCTAGAGGCGCTCGAAAAGCAGTTGGAAGCTGGAAACAAGCCACTCGCGGAGGACGCAGGTGACGACACCACACCGACAGAGCCGGAAGACCCGAAATCTCAGGAAGCTGCGCCAACAAAACCTGTTGAAGTAAAGCCAGCCCCAGTGGAGCCTGACACGCAGGAAGAGACATGGCAGCAACGGTACAAAACTTTGAAGGGTATGTACGACGCTGAAGTGCCTCGCTTACACGGACAGATGAAGGAACTCAAAGCCGAGATGGACGCAGTCCGCAAAGCCGCAGAGACCAAAAAAGCTGAACCCACTAAGCCCGTGCAGTTAGAGAAACTGGTTACCGATGAAGACGTCCAAGCGTTCGGTGCTGACCTTATTGAAGTTCAGCGCAAAGTTGCACGCGAAGTGGCGATGGAATTCCGTGGTGACATCGACGATCTGCGAGCTGAGAATGAGAAGTTGCGCGAGCAGCTTACCCAGACCGGCACACAAATCAGCGAGTCCTCGTTTGAGCAGCGCCTGCATCGTGCAGTGCCTGACTTCGATGCAGTTAACGCAGACCCCAAGTGGGTTGAGTGGCTGAACGAAGTAGACCCACTCTTACGCGCCCCACGAAAGACTATCGCACAACAAGCGTTCAGCCAAGGCGACGCAGAAGGTGTAGCGCATTACGTGAAGCTTTTTAAAGCAACACAAAGTGCCGCGCCCGCAGCTAACCTGAAAGCCGAAGAGCTAGAGCGTCAGATTCAACCTACGAAAGCAGCCGCCAGCGGCCAAGTAGCTAGCCAAAAAGGTCGTATTTATACGAACACGGACATCGAAAAAATGTTCGCAAAAGCAGCTAATTTGGGTGCGAGTGGCAAGCCGGAAGAGGCTCGTAAACTTGAAGCTGAAATCGATTCTGCTTTCACAGACGGTCGTGTTACCGCCTGATGCAGAGTTAACCAACCCTACTAGGAGTTTTTTAAATGGCCGCAGTATATCCTGTCCAATCCCCCTTTAATACGAGTCCTTCGTATTCAGGTTCTTTCATCCCCACATTGTGGTCTGGCAAGTTACTTTCTAAGTTCTACCAGAACACCACGATGTCAGAAATCTTCAACACCGACTACGAAGGTGAACTGAAGAACCAAGGCGACACCATCCGTATTCGTTTGGCACCGTCTATCAGCATTAGCGACTACGTCGCTGGTGCAAACTTGACCTATGAAGTTCCAACGCCTATCTTCCAAGATATGCAAGTGAGCAAGGGCAAGTACTTCGGCGTGCAAGTTAACGACGTGTTGGCCTACCAGTCAGACATGAACTTGATGAACATGTTTACTGAAGACGCTGCCAAGCAGTTGAAAATCTCCATCGAGAACGAAGTGTTTTTTAACAGCTTTGTGACCGAAGGCCCTTCAGCCGCTAACGAAGGCGATACCGCTGGTGCTATCTCTGCTGCTTACAACTTAGGCACTGATAGTGCCCCAATTGACCAAGCTACCCCAGAGAACGTTCTGAAGGCTATTTTGCGCATGTCTACAGTGTTGGACGAGCAGAACGTGCCCGAAGATGGCCGCTGGTTGGTTATGAGCCCGTTTGATCGTCATCTGTTGATGCAGTCAACCTTAGCCCAAGCCTACTTCACAGGCGACGCCTCTAGCACCATCCGCACCGGCAAAGTAGGCATGATCGACCGTTTCACGGTTTACGTGTCTAACTTGTTGCCGCGCGGTGCTGCTGCTAAAGCTTTGGTTGCTGGCTTGACCGACCCATCTACTGGCGGGCTACATACCGACGCTAAAGCCCGTCGCACCATGGTTGCTGGTACTAAGGCCGCTGTGTCTTTTGCCATGACCGTGAATAAAACTGAGCCTTTGCGCAACCAGACAGACTTCGGCGACATCGTCCGTGGTTTGGCTGTGTACGGTCGCAAGACTGTTAAGCCAGAAGCTATGGTAGTCGCTCAGGTCGGCTCGGCAACCTGATAAACTGGGGCCCTTCGGGGCCCCTTTTTACTTTGGAGATAACATGACAGTCGACGAAATTATTAAAAAATTAAACGGCACATACAACGCAAATAAAGTACGCGCTATGGTGGACGGTCAAATTACTACTGTTGCTATGTTTGTTGGCAGTGAACTTACGCTTACCGACGAAGGCCGACGTGCGCTTAACCAAGCTGACTCTCAGGTTGTAGACGTTGTGGAAGTTAAGAGCGCCCGCAAAACAAAAGCCAAAGCACTAACAGACTTAGATATTGACACCACAAATATCACTACTGCTGTAGAATTGGGCGACACCCAAGCTCTGGGCAAGTGAGGTAAATAATGGCCACCGTAAAAGTTGTAGAACTTATATCCAAAGTACAGACACTGCTACAAGACACTACAAATGTGCGTTGGCCGGTCGTAGAGTTGCAGGGCTGGCTGAATGACTCGTACCGCGAAGTAGTAAACCTGCGCCCGGACGCCAATACTCAGACAGCAACGTTTACGTGCGCTGCGGGTGCCCGGCAAGTTCTGACCACTGGCATCACAAACGCCACCAGACTTGTAGAGGTTATACGCAATGTGTCCGCTACGTCAGATAAGCGCGCAGTTCGCTTGATAGACCGACGCATGCTGGACGAGCAGCGCCGCACATGGTATGACGAGGCGCAGGTTGCTACGGTTCAACACTATATGTTTGACCCACGCGTACCAAAAGAGTTTCTGGTGTACCCACCAGCGACTACTGCGGCGCAGCTTGAGTTGTCTTATGCGGCGATACCTGCGGGGCACCAGCTAACAGAAACGCAGCTCCTAAACCAAGCTACGGCAGATGTAATTTCTGTAGACGACAGCTTTGCAAACGCAATACTAGACTACATACTGTATCGTGCCTACAGCAAGGACGCCGAATACGCCGCTAACGCACAGCGCGCTGTAGCGCACTACCAAGCGTTCCAATCATCACTTGGCGTTACTGCACAAACAAACGCTGCTAGCCAGCCCGGAGCCGCGTAATGGCTAAGGTCTGGAGCGACTTTTACTCGCTGCTAGCGCCGCACGTTCCCGGGTGCCCTGATGTATCGATGGATACCCACTTGTCTGCAGCCGCAGCTGATTTTTTGGCGCGTTCACAAGTGTGGCGGGACGTAGCTGACAAAGTTTTTCTGGTACCGAACGTCAGTACGTACGACATATCTGCAGATTTTCCCATAGAGAGAATAACCGCCGCAGCAATAGGCGGTAGCGACATTACGCAGGTAGACTCTCGGGAAATACCGGAAAAAAATCGTTCGGAAGTGGGTGAGCCTACAAAATTCTGGGTTGTTCAGGACACAATGATCTCTGTGTGGCCAATTCCGGACAAGCGCTACACAATGTCTTTTAGGGCAGCGCTGAAGCCAAGTCGTACGGCGCTATCTGTACCAGACTGGGTCTATGAGGTTTGGGCTGACGCGCTTGTGTCAGGCGCAATAGCCCGTTTAGCGGCTATCCCGAACAAAGAGTGGTCAGACATAAACGCTGCGAGTATGCACAAGCTGATGTTTGAGCGGGCAATTACTAGCGCTCGCGTTAGAGACCTACGCGGTGTTGAGTCGACTGTAAAAATGCGACCGTTTTACTAGAGGTAGGGTATGGCCGATAAAATTTTACTGGTGCAGGGCGATACGCGACCGCCACTTAACGTAACCCTGACGGATACCACAACCGCCGCGGCCATAAACGTTGGGGGTGCTACAGTACGGCTGAAATTTCGCGCCGTGGGTGACACGACAGTTCGCTCTACCCTTGTGGGTTCTGTGACTGATGGAGCTGCTGGGCAGGTTTCGTTCTTCTGGGCGGACGACCCCACGGCTTTAGCTGGCGACGCTGGTGACTACGAAGCGGAAATTGA